CCCCACTTCATCCAGGCGTTGGCGTGTTATTTCATAGATCTGCATCGGTTCGTCTCACTGTGCGGGCGAATTTGGCCGCGTCTTTGGTACGTATGGCGTTGAGCAATTTACGCACTAGATTCTCTGCCTGGTCAGCGGGGTATGCTGCTTCGATCTGCTCTACCAATCGCACAGCACTGGCTATCACGTTGCTGGCCCGGCTTTCGATGATATAGCGGCGGTCACGATCTTCATGGCGTTCCACGTAAATCGCATCTAGTTCTTCTAATATGCTGCGGGTGCGTTTTTGCATCTTGGGCCAGGACCTTTTCTTTATTTATAGTAAAAGCTGTTTCTAATCGCTAAATATTCCGTGACCGACCATCTAGTAAAAAAATACTCTTACATCAACGAATCTGACTACGAAAATGTCAAGGGGCCGGATTGGCCAAATTTCCATAGATTTGAAAAACACCTCGACGTTCCAAAATGGGTATATGACGAGATTGATCTCATGTTGTTTCAAAAAGAGCCATTCAACCACCCAAGTTTTTGTGTATTACCATGGCACGGACTAGAACTAGGGTTTGACAATGAAAGTGAAAAGGTATGCTGTCTTTTGGAAAAAGATTCCAACATTGACAAAATTAAGTCTGATATGAAGGCCGGGGTAAAACCATCAAATTGTAAAAAATGCTGGATATTGGAAGAAAATAATCAAGTAAGTGATAGATATCTTAAAAATTCTGCCTTGGATTTTTACACACAAAAAGATTTATCATTCATAATGCAGGAGGCGGATGAAAGAAAAATTTTGATGTTGAAGCTTAACACCAGTTATACTTGTAATGGAGCATGTGTATATTGTGATAGCAATTTAAGCAGTTATTGGAATACTATCGAAAGGAAAATAGATAAAACCATTCCGATTAAAACCTATAGATACATAGATTTAGATCGTGTGTCACGAAAGGTTGATCTTTCCAATCTTATTAATTTGACTTTACTGGGCGGAGAACCTTTGTTAGAAAAACAAAATTTCCAAATATTACAAAAATTATTAGATTTAGGAAATGATAATGTTTTTATCAGCGTTGTGACTAATGCGTCTGTAAATTTATCAGAGCCTCTCAGATTCATGTTGTCAAATTTTAGAAATTTAAATTTAACTCTCAGCATTGATGGATTAGATAGTGTGTTTAATTATCAAAGATGGCCATTACTCTGGTCTGATGTTGTAAAAAACTTAGAACAATATAGAACTATCACAGATAACATCAGTGTTTCTTGCACGATTACCAATATCACTGTTATGTATTATAACGAAATATGTGCGTGGTTTAAACAACAAAACTTGCCATGGATACCAAATCCGGTTTACAATCCAGAAGTATTCCATCCCAGTGTGCTACCACTGACTGCTAAACAGGCGTTAAAAGATGTGTTAGAACCAGAACATTACAGATCTTTCATCGGTGATCCGGATCAAGATCCGGGAGATACATGGTTGAAATTCCTCAACGAGATAGATCGACAAGATCGTGCCAAGGGCATAGACATACGCGATTACCTACCAGAATTCTGCAAACTAGTAGGGATCTAGGATCGAAGATTTTCGTAAGAGACAGGAAATGTTTTTTTCCAGTCGGTGCCACGACGTCGATCTAATGCTGTCAAATAATCAACGATTTCAGATTTCTTAGGGTTGTCAGTAGCCAAGAGACCATACGCAGGTTGATATCGATGTTCCACTGGGTCATTGAAGCGATTGGTACTGAAATTCGCTCTTATCCAATTAGACAGATCTGATAGATACGGTTGATTGAGAACAGAAACCACAGTCATGATATCAAAGATACAGTTGCCGAGACTATGTTCTTTATACCACAGAAGATTGTCCTGTATCTCGGACCATTGTGCTGGAAAGCGTATGTAATTAAATCGTTTGTTAATATCATCCACACTGAAATCTATCTGCACCAATTTAAATTCATTCCAGACATCTAACAATGATTGGTCCGCTCTGATAGTAGCATTGGTATTATAATAAATATGCACCCGAGATTTATTCGGAATAGCACGCAAAAATTCATCATGATCTTTGCTTAGCAAAGGTTCGCCACCGTGGAAATGTACATACTGTAGATTGTCGAGATCTAATTCTTTCCAAAATGTGTTACGATTGACTCGACGTTGCTCGATGGGTATCTTGAGTTCTTGTTTCCAGAGACTGCTGTTTTCAGGACCACACATCACACAGGCCAAGTTGCAGATATCCCCGACCCAATAATCAATACGTATAAGGTCTTCGTTGATATCATCTATGCTATTGTGATCGTACCATTTGTTACTGTTGATGCGGCGACTGACTTGTCCCTGCGATTCTGGTCGACGGCACAATTCACATTCGCGAGGCCATTGATTTTCACGAAAGTCTGTTCTTATCTGGCTAAGATACGGATCATCAAAAAACTTTATTTCACTGACCTTCTTCAAAGGTGTGATGCAACAAGGAGATATGTATAATTCTCCTTGCTTTGTTGCTATATTGAGATTTTTAAAAGCGTCGACACAGATCATGACTGTTTGATCTGGCCCAGCAGTTGCTTGAGCTTGTTGCTTTGAACTTCGGCCGTTACTTTGTCAGTGTCTTCACTGGCATCGGCATCGGCCACACGGCTTTTGGCCTTGATGCTTTCATATATGGCACTCTTAGCAAATCCTGACGCACCCTGTGGCTGCTCTTCGCCTGCGTCGGTGATACGCATGGTTTCGATGTTGTATTCTAAATCGATCTTCTGTCCTACACCTGTGGAACTACGTGACTTCATGCACTGTATCTGATAACGACCACGCTCACGCATGGCTCTGGAAGTGAATATGCCAAACACGTTGTCGGCTGTGTTGATCTTGCTGATACCACCCGATATGTGGCTGTGATCAAACTCGATCTCTTCTACTGCTGATCTATTCAACTGCGACGCAGTGACCATGAGCACGCCCAGTTCCTTGGCTAAGTTACGCAGTTCTTCACTCACATACTTGTCTTTCACAAACAAGTCATTGGGGCTGACCTTGGCCGATACCGGCATCAGCAAATCAAGATAGTCAATCATCACAAAGTCCACGCGGATGCCGGTCTGTATCTGTGCTTCTTTGAGGTAGGCACGGATGTCATTGATGTTGCTCTGTGCTGGAAATCCTTTGATGCGATACTGCCCGGCTTTCTTGCCCACCAATTTGACCTTGAGTTCCGTGGTATCTATGTCCTTCCTGATGTCCTTGGTCGATGCATTTGTGAGCATGGCATCTGTACGCAAGGCACACAGTTCTTCTGAAAGTTCCAAGGTGACATATACACCGCTGAGTCCGGCCTGCAACCAGTTCAGTGCGATGTTCATCATCACCAGGCTCTTGCCCGATCCTGATCCACCGGCAAAGATGTTGAGTTCACCTCTGCTGAATCCACCGTACAGCAAGCGATCCAGTTGCGGCCATCCTGTGCTTACCTGGCCACCGGAATTGAAATAGCGATTGATACGAGCACGCGGATCTTCCCAGTAGTCCGTGCCCATGTCCTTGGTCAGCGAGATCTGCACCGCATCCTTGATCAGTTTTTCTACAGGATCATATTCGCCTTTTTCCAGCAAATCCGCTGACTTCAGGATCGCACGTTCCAGTTCTTGGCGACGTGTGAAGGCTTCGAACTCTTCCATGAACCAGGCGAAATGATCTTCGGTGAGATCCGGCACATGCGATAATTTTGTGCCAGTAGCTGCCACCACCTGTTCCAGCACCGGCATGGTTTTGTGATCATTGCTGTGTGCTCGGATGAACTCTGCGGCTGATCGAAGACTGCGATCAAAATTCTCAGGATTGTAAATGTTCTGCACACGCACATAACTTTGTGCATCCTGCAGCATCATCTCCAGAAACAACCTCTGTACGTCTACACTATATTCCTTTAACAAGTTGTCGCTTCCTTAGTTCAATCTTAATTTTGCTGGTTTCTCGGGCTTGCATGATATGTATCAGAGTTGCTAATCTTCCAAATTGTTTTACTGCATCATTGACATCTTTCACTGAATTTGGCCAGTCAGGCATGCTCACTGCCCAACCCAGTTCTACAGCACGATCCACCAACTTCATGCCTGCAGCATCCTGATCAGGTACCACCGTGACTTCACGACCTAGGCTGCGTATCAATCTCGCCTGCACATCTGAGATGTCAGCATGTAGCACTGCCAGTCCAGAGATCGACAGTGCATCAAACACACCCTCCACCACGATCACGTGCTGCCAGTCGGATCGTTGCAGATCCGTACCGAACACATAGCCCGGTTGCATGTCATGCACGTATCTGGGATTGTGATCGTCAAAGAATCTACGGGTATGACCAACAATGCGACCATCATAGGTGAATGGTATGATCACGCCCTGCCTGCGGCTGAATTTGTCATCGGGGCGACCATGTATCATGCCTATAGGATAATCTTCGGGCACGTATCTATCTCGCAGATACTGATAATGCACTGGCATGTTGCTGTCAATCAATGCAAACTCTTCGGGCAGTTCTCGATCTTCAAACTCTATGCCCTGCACTACATTGGCCGTGCGTTGGCGATCATCCAGGATGCCTTGCACGCTGCGATGACGCAGGCTTTCAAGATTGATACGCTCGATTTCCTCCTTGGGAACATTGAGCCATGCCAGCAACCGGCGGGCTTTGAATGAAAGATTGCGACCCAGTATAAAACTAGCAGTGAAGCCACAGTTGAAACAGTGATAACTCCAACCTTGATCTGTGGTCTTTATGCCGCCACGCTGTCTACGATCTGCACTTTCTCCATTATGTACACAGCAAGGTGCATTTACCGATATCCAGCCCGACGCGGTTTGTTTGCGTTTGGCAGGAAGATAACCGAGTATGTCTATCACTCTGCAAGTATAACACGATCTATTTCAGGAATCAAGAGTTTGGCTATCCAATCATGTCCAGCCACATTGGGGTGACCTCCTGGTGCCAACAGGTGTTGGCGATGTGGCAGTTTGGAAAACATCAACTGTAATCCGAGATCGGGCCATAGCAACGAAGATCTCTGCATGCGTTTTTGTGGTGACATGGAATTGAATTGTAAAATGCCTGCAGTATCCTGGATCTGTCCATCAAAGAACAGCACGGTTTGAGTATAATTTAAATCAAATAATTTTTCACAGTCTGTGAGCACCATGTGTTTTTTTACCATGTCCACCCATTCTGTTTTTATATTGCCTGCTCCGGAATGCACCCAAGCAGAATGAATATATTGGTGCCAGGGTGGATCATTGGCATACTGTTGATGATTGGGATTATAAAAAGAATGCCGATCCGCAGACGTCAGTGCAATCAGTACAAAACAATCCTGTGGTGTTGGTTCGTGTTCCAACCACCATAGGTAGTTCCAGACGGTGCTCTGCAGACTTCCACCGGCTATGCCAAAATTTTCTGTGGGCACGCCATAATGCTGTCCCAGTAACCCAAGGAAACAGTGGCTTTCTCTATACTTAGTGTTTTCTACCAGCACAGGGTGTGCACGGGGATGATCGACCAGGACAGGATCCAAAAGTTCGTCGCCCCACATCCATGAGTCTCCAAATCCAACTATTTTTTTAAACTTCATCGATAGGTAATGAGATCTATGTTGCCGTTGTTGATGTCTAGTTCTAGGCGTATGTAAGGATGGAATCCTTCCACATTGATGCCCAGGCGTTCGGTTCGGTCCACGAAGTGCAAGC